TCAAAGTTAGCTGAAACCTGAGTCTCATTGATAGCTTCCTTTTCGCTCACGTTGCCACCAGAACCAACGATTGATACAACTATTTCATTTTTAAGACGCTCGCACTCCTTCACGTTGTATTCGAGCGAATCTTTATCTATAGTTGTAATCTGCACAGGACTACGCATATCAGCTATGCCCTCTGCCTGGTTGGGTACTGGTATTTCAAGAAAAGAACCAGGACCAGCTATTCTCTTTTCGCTACAGCAAGGACATTTCTCAACTGCTCCATCAGCGAGCATCTTATAATTGCCTTGCGAATTACGCAAGAAGCCTCCGTCGCAATAGTCACCGTTTTCGCTATTCTCAAAATTACACTCAGTCTCGTACGCACTATATATAGGATATGGAGCATACAAATCTAAGTGTTGCTTTGATATAGCGAAGAATAAATACCAATCCAAATTAGACAGCTCTTTTACGAGTGGGTTCTTCTTGAGGTCCTTGCAGCTTTCGTTGAGCTGCTCGGACCAGAAGAATCTTGCTGGACAATACCCAAGGTCATGTGCAGCTTCTGAAACTAAACCAGTAATCTCGTTCTTTTCGTTTAGCTGATAGACACGCATACTGCTATCATCAAACACAGCTATTCTGTTTTCAGGCTGCCTGAATATAAGCCACTTGAATCCAGTGTCACTGTCCATCTCATAGTCGATTACATTGTCTATCTCTAACCAATAGAAGTAAGGCTCTGGTTTGCTAGAAGTCTGCTCTTGTGGTAAGTCCACAATAAGTATGCTATTTGGCGATACTTGCATCCTTTTCCACCCAGTTGTCTTCCATATAAGAGGCTCATCTAGCTTCTCTCTACGATACATAGCCCAGTCTTCTTCAAGTTCTGAGTTAGTAAATTGGTAGAACGCTGATGAGTTTCTACTGTGGAAAACACGCTCAAGCTCCCTATATACATCTTCTGCTACAGCATTGGTCTGCAAAGGGAACTTAAACAGGTGAAGAAATATGTGATATTTGTCTTTTGGAAGCAAAGTCCTGACCCAGTCAAGAAACTCTGAAGCTGGTTGACTTATATCAAACACGGAAATATTGGACTCAGTGTGGAATCTGAGTCTTTTCTGCAGTGCTATTGCCTTCTGGATGTAACCCTTCTTACTTGGCTTCTGCAGTATTTCCTTTATTTGCTTTAAGTCTAAGGCCATTCTCTTCGTCGTAAATGTAATTGCTGTCCTTTGGTAGTTTCCATCCTCCGTTGAGGAATTCGCCCATGTCCAACAGGCGTTCAGCATGCGAAACGCTGAACTCCTGTGACATGCCGCTCTTTTCCACTACTAACTTAACTGTTGGTGCTTTCTTTGGTCTCATAGCATTGCGTATTATGCTGATGCAACATTGGCGAGGTCTGTGAGAGGATTGTAGTCTGCTGGCTTAACCTTAACGAGCTTGTCACTCCAGTTAGGAAAGAAGCTCCACTCGATTGTATTGCCATCTGGCTCCTCAAAGCCACCGAGCTTCTTGTCTCCAATGAAGAGCTTGCCGATTGGAATTGGTGAGTACTCTGTTGGGTCCTCAGGGTTGTCAGCAATTGCTCCGATATGCCCGTTCTCATCGATGAGATATACTCCGATGTTCTCGCACATGTACTTCTTCATTGTAGCGATTGTAGTCTGCTTTTCTTGATACATTACAGCTGAGAATGTAGTTGGCTCTGTACCAATGATAATCTCAACTCCTCCAAGAGATGCATTTCCGCCTCCAAAAGTACGTGCAGCGCCAGGCTCTGTAGTCGGGTTCTGAAGATATGGAGAAACGATGATTTTTGAGCCGTCAGCTGCTGACAGCAGTGTTGAAAGACTAGCTTTCTGTGTCAAGTCTGCAATTGTATTACGTACGCCTGCTGACTTAAAGATACGCTGGAAAATGACCTTTTGAATTTGTCCGAAGCTCTCCTTGCATTCAGCAATATTAAGGTCTGGAAGATGTGCTCCAGCTGGGCACCCACAATTAAGTCCCATGTTTTTATACTGTTTATTTAGTTAATAACTTACGAGCAGCTACCCTTAACTGACCTCGAACAAAAATGATATGGCTTTATATACACCACGCTGTAAATTTATAGTATTAAGTTCAAAATAAAAACAATTTATACATTTTTAACACTTTTATTTTTCATTTCACTACAAACGCGTAACAGTGTTAGCATGTTTTTTAGTTTCGTGACTTTATTTTCTTTCGCCTTGCTTTCTTACTATGCATTTCAAATACACCAGTAAGGCAGTCAGGAGCATCATCATGCTGATTTTTCTTCTTATTATCCTTTCTGTAAGACATCAATGCAGCGTGGAACTTCGGCCATTTCTTCTCCCAACCTTCTGGGAAGAGTATGTCATTCTGCACACTTCCTGAGTGAGTAAATATACGTGTCTTCTTGTTCTGTGTCTGTGTAAATGTATTGACCGCACACCTGAAATTCCTCAACTCTGAGCGGAGTATGCGTTTGACATTGCGTGAGAAGCCTCGTCCACCATTATTGGACTCAACTAGGCAGTCAACAGTGCCATTTATAGTAAGCATCCTCGCCTGTTTAGGCTCAGTAACCTCCATAGGCTCATCAGAGAAGAGGACGTCTGTGACATATGCGTACTCTGGCGTATCAATGAAGCATATTGAGCACAGATGGTCCGCTCCAGTGTCAGCTGTATCTGTGTAATTCCACTTATTAAGTGCTCTACTGCCTGTTGGGAGCTCTGCTTTAGCATAAGTCCTGAAGCCTTCTGAGTACATCAAGCCCTCTTTTGGCGTTGGGTCTTGTCCGTACTGTGTATCAAATACAATTGGATTAATCTCTCTGAGTTTATAGAGCTCTTCAAGCGTGTGCTTCATGGCCCATAGTGGTCTCTCTTCTCCAGTGTCTGGGTCAACTTGAATGGCTGGAAGCGAGAGGACTGTCCACTCATCTGGCTCTTTCTCCATGAGGTACCCGCACAGGTCATGTTCGTGCAGGCGCTGCATGATAATAATGATAGGCGTGTTCCTCGAGTTGACGCGGTTACGTATGGTATTCTCGAATCGTTGATTGATACGCTCTCTGACTATATCTGACTCTGCGTCTTCTGGCTTCATCGGGTCGTCGATGAGTATGGCACCCTGGAAGACGTTAGACGTGGCTCCAATCATATCAAACAGTTCATTGAGACGTGTGAGCTCTTCATAGGACTTAGCCTCTGTGACTAGCCAGTCATTAAGCACACTTTCAGGGTCGATGTCAACATTACCTGCACCAAATCCGGTAACCTGTCCCTGAGTTGACACAGCATAGAGCTCTCCTCCGGCCTTAGTCTTCCACCTTTTCGCTGAGCCTTTGTCTGATGCTAGCGCTGACTTTGGAAAGAGCGTTGTGTAGAGCTCTTCTCGCATGATGTTCCTGACTGTGTCTGAGTTATCGTTGACGAGCATGTCTGAATATGACAGATGCAAGAAGCGACATTTTGGATTAAGCGCAAAACACCATGAAATAAATGATTTGATTCCTGTCTCAGTTTTTCCATAACGCGGTGGCATGTTGATTATCAATCGACGGCACTTACCATCAACTACGTCTTGTAAGGCTTTGAATATGCGCAAATGATGGCTTGATACTATAAATGGGCGTTTGTACTGTGCATAGAACATAGCCTTAGTGTACTTCTCGAGTGATGTGAGAAGTTCCAATCGTAAGAGCTCTTTTGGGTCAACAAGATTACTTCGGGGAGAATCGCTCAGAGCGCTTTCTTGAAGTTTGGCCAGTGTTTCCATATAGTTTATAGATTTTATAAAAATAACGCGAATTTGAGCGCTTTCTGCGCTCTCTGGAGCGTTTTATTCTATTTTATTATCGTCTCACGCAGGACGACATAGGCCTCACGCGAAATTGGAGTACCTGGGATGATGCCTGTCGCCTGTGCTTGCTGCTGCGGCAGGTCTAACATCATGCCTGCTTTGCCAAATATCCTATCCCACAGCATATTGACTGTGCCCATATTGCCTCTGCCAGCATCATCTATCAAACGTTTGATTACTGTTTTAATCGCAACTGGCACTTTCTTGTTCTTGTACAGAGCATCAAGCTGTGTTTCGTTACAGGTCAATAAACAAGCCAATAAATTTGCTGTGTCGTTCTTGGTGAGCTGTAGATTAAGATTGATGTTAAGCGATGTTAGGAGCTTGACAACGTCTTTGCGCGTGGTGGTTTGTAACACTGAAGCTTGCTCCGGTGTTACGGTAGGCATGTTGGCTCTTATGAGCTCTGGCACACGACTACTGTTTTGCTCTTCGAGGTTTTCGATGGTGGCAACTAAGGCTTCTTGTTCTTCGATTTCCCTTTGCTGGTGAGCTGTTCTGCCTGGTAAGATTCCAGCGTCTGTGCGAGCTTGCTCTCTTTCTTGCATTCGTTTGAGGCGGTCTTTTTCTCTGTATTTGATTTCTGCTAGCTCTCGAGCGGTTTTCCTGCGTACGATGTCTTCGGCGTTCTCCTTTACCATCGTACTCCTGTTATCGTTTAACTCTGCGTTTATGCCTGTTTCCTTCTCAGGTAGTAAATCTGAGATTTGACTTACCAATTTCTCTGTGCTCATATCTATAAAATTTAGCTTTCGCAAATATACGACAATTCTTTGTAAGTTGAAAGAAAATTTTGAACTTTTTTAGCGACTTTGCGTGTGCACGGGTGCAAGGGATGGTCGAGAAACAAAGTAAACAAAGTAAACAAAGTCTTGTTTCTCTCTAACTCGTTGAAAATCAATTCTATATATTAAAATAAACAAAATAAACAATAATTTTCTAAATCTTTTCAAGGTAAAGTATGCTATTCCTTTAATGTAACAATTATGTTACTTTGAGGAAATGAAAAAGCGCTCTTGGAAGTATAGGGAAACATTGTTCCATTTGTTTATTGTTTCCACGAAGGCCTTTGGAAAAGTTGAAAAATTATTGTTTATTTAGAGCAAAAAGTGGTTGAAAATTAATGAGTTAGAGTAAACAACAAGAATAAACTATATTGTTTCTAAGAAAAAATCTTTGTTTCCATTGTTTCCGCTATTCTTCAAAAGTAAAAATCGTCATTGGTCGAAAAGTTTTTAGAAACTATTGTTTATTTTGTTTATTGTTTACAATGGGGCTTGCCAGAAAAGTTGATGATTTTATTGTTTACTTTGTTTACATCCATTTTGATTGGTCGAAAAGTTCAAAAATCTTTGTTTATTTTGTTTACAAGCTATGTGAAAATTTTTCTCGAAAGCATTTTGCAGTAGTAGGCTTTGTGCCTGAGGGCCTGCGAAAACGCACATTTTGATTTGAGACAGCATATGCGTATATAGTATAAAGGGGCGGCCCGTCTGCCATAAGGGGCCTTAAAATTCTTAAAAAACTTTCAAAAATTTGCGCAAAAAATTTTCATATATCGAAAAAATCACTTATATTTGCATATGAAAAAATAAGAAAAACAGAAAATAAGAATACGAAAAAAAATACGAAAAAAATTAAAATAAATTTTCAAATATCAAAAAAATCGATTATATTTGCATAAGAAAAAATACTAATAAATATGAAAACGAGCAAATTTAGAATCGTATATTACGATTTTTCAGAAAGAACACACAAAATAACTAATATCCTCGAAGGCGATTCCGAGCGGAAGAAGGCTGTGCTGGAGTTATACAAATGTGACGACCCATCAGCCAGAGTAGTGCCAGCCAGCGGAGGAGCTATGTGGAGCGATTTAATTAAATAGTATATACATGTTTAACAATTTAAAATAGTAGTATTATGAGAACACGAGTTTACCGCAATTTCACTTTCAAGTCGTATGCAGCAGAAGAGCCGACCGTACTTATGGACCGTTCCGACAACTTCTTCACTGTCGAGAGCCACATAACCGCTATCCTTAAGGATGCTATCGAGAATGGTGATGGACCAATGGAATATATTATCTATCAGGAGTCCAAAGATGGTCAGCAGAGGAGACTAATCGAGAAAGTCTACACCAGAGCCAATGATGATACCATCTATATAGATATGTTGATGGAAGAGCCAGAGGCTGAGACCACTGAGGAAGAGAGCAAGTAAGGAAGTCAAACTGAAGAGGCTGAGGCCACTCAGCCTCTCTAATACCAATCAATTATGTGTACCGTTATGACAAACAAGATGACAGAGCTCAGAGGCTCAGTGATAGCAGTAGTGTGTAATGCCTTTGCTGGCTGTGAAACACTTAAGTCAGTAGAAGAAGCCAAGCAAGCAGCTAACAGCCGAGTAGTCAAAGGGTTGACTGCGATGACCAACTCAGGCGTATTCTCCAAAGACGAGGTCGAGTACTTGTCAAACTTTGCTACTGGCTACATAGCCATTGTGGAAGACAGGACCAAGCAGCGAGTGGTAGAAACGCTCAGAGAGCAGTTTGAGTTTTAGCCACAGAGGTAGGGTGCCTAACTGGCATCCTGCCTTGCTACCTCTATGCCTATATGCAGAAAAATGGCTCAAATTGGCTCTGCAGCACACTGCCCTCACAGGCTCATTGGAATCAATGGCTACCAGTTACCATTAACCTACCTACTATGAGGCTACCAGCTACAACAGCCAACATGACCATAGCGCATACCATAGACAGAATGCAGTGGCGAAAAAAGTTTTTAACAAAACGCTAAAAAGCACTCCCACCTGTTTCAACTGTCGGGAAAATCAGTTACATTTACAGTACAACATTAAACTAAAGCAGCAATGAAAGCAAAGACTATCATCAAGCAACTCTTAGACCAGGAGCAGACTGGCCAGTGGGTAGAGACACCCGACTTCCAGGACACCAACAAGACTCAGTGGCTTATAGACTACTTTGGTATGAAGACCTTCAAGGCAGGTACCATAGAGCCAAACACAATGTACGTAGTCACTTGGGGTGACAGCAACAGACTCAACGGCGTAGCAGACGCAATCCTTGAGGACCGTTACAATTGCAGCATCA